CTGTCGAAAGCTCTCCATACAGGAAGCCAGGTTCCCGAGTCCTGTGTCATCGATCCAGATGGCCGCAGAGTCGGCGCCCTGGTCCAGGAGATTCGGAATCAGGAAGTCCTCCACGTACCACAGCCGCTTCGGGCAGGCGTGGATCAGGATCTTCATGCGCTGGTCTCCTCTCTCAGGGCATCAGATTTTTAAGCAGTCCGCGGGGGAGAGTGTTGATCTCGTAGCGCACAATCGGCGCGGCGTCATCGCTCAGCTCCACCACGATCCGGACCCCGTGAGGGCTTTCGATGAGCTTCTCCGCTGCGATGATGGTCTCGAAGGCGCTGGCCTTGATTTCCTCCGCTGCTTCGTCGATGTCTTTCCGGATCTTCGGCCTCCAGTCGAAGGGCTCCAATATTCGGCTCATTCTTCGGTCTCCTCTTCTTTCTCGCTGTTCGCCTCGACGATGGCATCCACAAGGTTTGCCATCATATGCCCGAGGAAAGCCCAGCGCATTTCATAATCGCAGTTGTAATAGTTACAAACGACCCTGTTTTCTTTTTCGCTTCTGGTTAAGAACACGGCCTGGGTCACGTTGTGGGTCAGCATCTCATTGGCGAAGTTTTCAGCGAATTTCGCCCACGGCGCTGAGCTGATGTCCTTCATACGTCAATCTCCTCCGCGGCTGAGCTTTCGCGCTCTTTCCGCTTTTCGTAGGCGCTGCGCTTCTGCTCATTGATCTCCTCTTTGTTCTGCTCATAGAACTCCCGCCGCATGGCGTTGATCTTCTCGGTGGGGTCGTGGCTCCGGCTGGCGTCGTTGTACATCTCGAGGTATTTGTCCGGGTCATAGCCGGCCACGGTGCTCCGGCCTTCGAACCGCACCGCGTAGGTGCAGTCGCAGTTGGCGTGGATGTGCTCCGCGTGTCCGTTCTTGATGGCTTTTTTGCTGGCCTCCTGCCAGCCTCTGGATGCCAGGGTGATGCAGAAGGCGCAGGTGTCGCCGGAAGGGATCCAGGCCCACTCGGCGCCGTCCCGGAGGGCGTTCTGCATGGTGGTGTCCACGCCGGTCTGCTTCACCAGGCGGCCGATGGCCGAGGAGATGATCTCCTCGTTCCCGGTCTTCATGGTGCCCACCACGGCCTTGGCCACCTCGCTCATCTCCGGCACCGGAGCCGGCAGGGCAGGGGGGACCGCTGCACCGGAGAGGGCAGCCAGCGCGTCATACATCTCCGCAGCCAGCGCGGCGCTGGCCTCGCTGTACTTCCCGCAGATGGCGTAGCAGTATTCCAGCAGCGCGTTGATGGCCGCCCGTTCGGTGGGGATCCCGTTTGTCTGCAGATATCGCAGCACGAGGCCCGACGCCTCATCGTTGACCTTCCGCAGGGCGTCAATGTAGCGCCGCCAGGACTTTTCGCTGATCGTCATCAGATCCCCATCTCCTCAAGCACGGCCCGGCCCCGGGCCAGCTGCTCCTGCGCCCGGATCCGGCGGATGTCCGCCTGGTCAAAGCCGATCATCTCCAGGAAGGTGTCCGTCGAGGCAAAGCCCTGGCGGGCGCTGGCGATCTTGATAGCCGCGTCCGCGGTCACCGCTACGCTCGGCATGGCCGGGTTCTTAAAGTGCGCCACGATGTCCTGGTCTTCCTCGCTCAGATCCTCCAGAGTGTTGTCGCGGCTCACCGCCAGCGCCATGAGGGCTATGGTCCGCAGGGCGTTGCCGTTGCCGGTGTTCAGCTCCTCGGCCATGCTCACCAGGGTCTGGGTCTGGGCCAGAATCGCGTCGGAGCTCGTGGGGTTAGCGGTATTCACCACGCCCGTGTCCGTCACCGGGAGGCCCGTGGCCGCACTGAACTGGGTGGCCAGGATCCGCAGCTTCTCCACGTGCGGGGTGATGCTGCCTTGGGTCAGCTGCCCGAAGGTCGGCTTCTCGCCGGTCTCCGGGTTCGTCGTGGCCGCGATAATTGCGCCCACGTACTGGTGGAACTTATCTGCGGAGAGCTGGTCGAACTGCTCATCCGTCACGCCTAAGATGTATTTCTGGGGCGCCGTTGCAAACTCCAGCCCGATGCTGGCGTTCGCCATGGTCCGGACGTAGCCGTCGATCAGCCTCCGGATCGGTTCCTTGAGCCTGCTCCGGCCCAGTGGCTTCGCACTGGTGGCGGACCAGACCAGGGGCTCCATCAGGGGCCTGCCCATCTTGTTCGGGTGCCGTTCGGCGGTCCATTCGGCGGACCAGTCCGGGGCGTCGCTCCAGTTGCTGTCGCCGGCTCTGTGCAGCACGATCACCCAGTCGGAGAGATAGAGGTAGATCGTCGAGGGCATCAGCACCTCCGGCGCGGAGGTCAGCGGAGCCACGTTGATGATGGCCATGCCGTAGGCGATCCGGCCGAGGTTCCCGTCCCACCGGGCCGCCGCGGTCTGAGGCGAGTGGAAACGGATCTTGCAGCCGATCTTCTCGTCCCGGCTGAGGGTCCCAAAGCTGCAGCCGAACTTCAGCTCGTCCTTGGCTGCCTTCATATACTCGGCCAGCAGGTTATTGTCCCGGACCAGCTGCTGCATCTCCGGCACGTCCGTGCCGTCCTGGGCCACGAATCCATCGAACATGCTCCGGGCCGCCAGCACGTCCACGCACTTGGCGCCCCAGGCGCAGCCGATCTCGAGGCCGGACAGACCTTTCGGCAGGGCGATGCCCAGGTTCACGTCGGCGAGGCTGATCTTGCCCTCGTAGTATTTCTGCTTTTCCTCGTTCCGCGTCATGTGGTAGGCGTAGAGGATCAGCAGGTCCTGCAGGATCGCGGCCTCCTGCTCGGTGAGGCCCGTGACGCTGCCGGGGTTGATGGTTAGAATCGTCATAATTTACCCCACTTTCATCGGTCGGTTGGGATCTGTCTTGCTGTTCTTGGCGCCCCAGAGGGCCAGCGCTGCGGCCTCTACCGGGGGCGAGTTATCGCCGCCGAAGGCCCAGCCGCCGCCCACCATGCGCCGGGTGGCGGTGACGGCACTCTCCCGCAGGGGCTCCTGCCCGGAGAACCAGGTCACCGTCTGTTCATTGACTGCGCTGCAGAGGGTGGAAGCAGCGGCCACCACGTCGGTGGCCCTGGGCCGGATCACGCTGCCCCGGCTTCGCCAGGTGTCGTTGATCTTTTCCACCAGCACGTCCGCGCCGTTCCGCCCGTCGATCACCACGCAGCAGGCCCGCTTCTTACGTTCGTTCAGCCAGTCGGCCAGCCATTGGATCCCGTGGCCCGTTGGCCGGTCCGCGATCAGGCTCACCCTGGCGGGTCCTTCCGGAGGAATCACCGCGCCGGCGAGGATCACCCTGGCGCCGTCGAAGGAAAATTTCACGCCGTAGGCCGTGCGGCCGGTCTCCGGCTTCGGCTTATCACTCCGGCAGGCGTCCCAGGCAGCTGCCGGGATGGCGTAGTCCGCCGCGTGCTCCAGCACCGGCGCCCACCATCCTAGGCGCTCCCGGGCAAAGCCGTCCGGGGTGAGGGTGGCGAGCTCGTGGGCCGTGAAGTCCTCGTCCTGGTTGATCCCCATGGCGGGGTTCGTCATGGCCCAGAGGTTCCTGTCGTCCAGTTTGATCTGGTCCACGCTGTCGGCGCTGACGCTCCACTCGTGCCAGCTGTCATGGGGGCCGGGGTCGTCGATGCAGGATCTCCTGCGCCTCCGGAATACGGTCCCGGGGCAGCCGGGGTAGGGGGGCGTGCCGGTGTAGATCAGCTGCCGGCTCCCGGTCGCTGAGGCGCTCAGGGTCGGCATGATGGCGTCCACCTGGTCGTCGGTCAGCTCCTGGGCCTCATCGAAGACCACCAGCGAGATCCCGGCGAAGCCTCGGGCGCGTTGCCGGCTTCTGGCGGAAAATTCAATGCTTCCGCCGTTGTTGAGCTCGATGGTCTCTTCTCCGTTGGTGTAGCGTATGTAATTAACTAAGCACAGGAGCTCCGGGTGTCTCCGGTCGGTGAAGATCTGCTCCAGCCGTCGGAAGCTCTTCTTCGCGGTCACCACCTGGTGCGCTGTGTGGAGGATCTTCTCGCCCCGGATCGCAAGCCCGAAAAGCTCCCGGGCCTCCAGGCAGACGTTCTTGCCGTTCTGCCGCGGTGCGGCCAGTCCTGCGCTGGTGACGGTATACTCTCCGGCGTCGTCTTTCCCGAGCCAGCAGTCCAGCACCGTGCGCTGCCAGGGTGCCAGGGGCACGCCGTAGGCCTCCATCAGAGCTGCGGCCAGGTTGCCGTCGGTGCCGGTCCGTGCCGGCTCTCTGGAGATCCTGGGCGTCTGGCTTCCGGTCATAATGCAAACTTCTCCCGGACCAGATCCAGAACCGTCACGTTCTCCGGCTTCGCGTCTCCGGCGAGGACCTCGCCCCGCTGGGTCTCGTAATAGGCGCCTTTCAGCTTCCGGAGGGCCATGGGCGTGAGGCCCAGGGCGTTCCGGTGCTGCAGGATCTTGTCCTCCAGCTGGGAGATGATCTGGTAGTGCGGATCCAGGAAGCTGGGCTTTCCGCCCGGCGGGGCCGTGGCCGACCATTCCTTCTCGGCTCTGGTCTTCCTGCGCTCCAGGATGGCCAGGTTTTTGATCTCCGGATCAAAGGCCGGGTCGTAGATCCCCAGGTCCGTCAGCTGCTTTTTGTAAACTTCTTCCCGTGTCATGGTTTCCTCCTCAGGGGAGCCTCCAGCCCATGGCCTTCCGCTTCTCTGCGGTGAGCCCCAGATCGTCGCCCAGGGTCTGGATCTGCTTGATGAGCTTATCCTGGGCGGCGAGCCATTTATTGGCGTTCTCGCCGTCATGGTCCAGGAGAGCGCCCTGCAGCAGGTTCGACACCTGCAGGTAGTTGTTCTCCGCCACGATCATCCTGGCGAGGATCCCGGCCTCCAGCTCCGTGAGGCTGCCCATCTTGAAGAGCACCGGCGCCAGTTCATTCCACCGGGCCCGCAGGGATCCCGCGAGCCACGCCGGCGCCGCCGGTGGGGCTGTCTCGGTGCGGTTAGCCATTGGGCGCCACCGTGCCGAGTGTGGCTATCAGAGCGCGTTCGCGGTCTGATAGCTGCCAGCGGGTTGCTGCAGCCTTCTCGGCTGCAGCCTTCTCGGCTGCAGCCTTCTCGGCTGCAGCCTTCTCGGCTGCAGCCTTCTCGGCTG